TACAGTGCATGATTGTGGTGGCCTCGCCCATGACGCAGGTCGGCAGCGTGACGATCAGCTACACCAACTCCGACGGAGTGTCTGGGCGCATCTCAACCGCTGGGTTGGTCACCAACACGGTCATCGGCGCCCTCGCAAACACATCGGATGCCACGACTGCCGTTGGCGCGTTGTCGCCATTCATCCCGTTAAATAGTGGTGACACGGGCATCCGCAGCATTGAGTCGATCACAGTATCAGGATCACCCGGCGGACTATTCAACGCGGTGCTGATTAAGCCGCTGGCGCATCTGCAGATACGCGAGAACTCCACAGCGGCAGAGAAGACCATGCTGCCGCACTCGGCTTCGTGCCCAAAGATCGAGACCGGCGCGTACCTCAACTGGATACTGAACAACGGCAGCGCGAACGCTCCGTTACTGCGCGGCTTCTTGCAATTTGCCTGGGGATAACCATGCCTTTCTCATCGATGGACGATCTCGTCAACGAGATCACAAGCGGCAAGTTCAACCGCTCCGACTGGAACAAGATCACGGGCGCTGCCGCCTACACGGCTGGCCGGTGGTACGACTTCAGCGCCCTGGGCGGAACGCCTGTCGCAAATGCCTGGGCTGGCACCGCGCTGGCCTGGAGGACATGCGACGCCGCAACGGGCAACGGCACGCAGATCTTCGGGCTGCCGCACGGCGGCAACGTCAGCCCCGACACCAAGCACATCCTCAACGTGCAGGCGCTCACGGGCGTGGCCACCGGGGTGCCTGGACAGCTCATGCTGGTGGACCTACAAGGCTACTGGCCCGGCATCAGCAACAACAGCGCTGTGGCTCAGACGCTGACGGGCACGCCGAGCCTGCGCTACACCAACGGGGCCGGGTGCCGACTGTTCTGGGTGCAGACCGCCACTGCAGGCTTGACGGCGCAGAACATCGCGGTCAGCTACTCCAACACCACGCCAACCTCGGGCCGCACGCTGCCGGTCACCGTGGCCATGACCGCCTCGGCCATCACGCCGCACATCAGCCACTCGGGAACGGCGGCGAACAACTACGGGCCGTTCCTGCCGCTGGCAAGCGGTGACACAGGCGTGTCCAACGTGGCCTCGGTCACCATGTCCGCCGCAAACACCGGCACCGGGGCGCTGTGCCTTGCGAAGCCCCTGCTGACGCTGCCTCTGACCACGGTGTCCGTTGCTGCCGAGCGCGATCTGCTCAACCAGTTGCCAAGCCTGCCTCGCGTGATGGATGGTGCCTGTCTGACATGGCTTTACTTTGCGGGCGCGGCCACGGCGGCTAGCACCAATTTCTACGGCGCGGCTGAGTTCGGCTGGGGCTGATGGCACTCAAGCAAAACACTACGATCCTGGCGCAGTTGCCACTGCGCCTGATCGGTGGCGATCCCGGCACGCTGCGCCCCCTGTGGGGCCGTGGTGACCGGATGAACCAGTCCGTGGGCGAGGGCATTCCGTCCAAGCTGGCGGGCATCCCCTCCGGGCACCTCGCGCCATCGTCGTGGGTGCTACCGTACAAGCCGGGGGCGATGTCGTCGTTCACCAATCTGGTGGTGACGGTCACGCCGGGTACGCTGAACCTCGCGGCGGGCGTCAACATCAGCGGCGACTCGACGGTCACGATTACTGTCAACCCGGCAGACGGGCAACTGATCGTCTCGGCGGTCGGCTCCACGTCGATCACGTTCAACCTTGCGGCCAACTTGGCTGGTGCCCTGTCCGCATCTGGCAGCACGTCCTTCTCGTTCACGGTCAACAACGCTACCCTCGGGGCCATCGTTGACGCCGTGGGCGCCGCGCTCGTGCAGTTCTCAAACAGCGCCACGGTCAAGGCCACGGGCAACCTGTCGGGCGACATCACGCCGTTCACCGAGCTGAGCCCGCAGTCCCTGTCAGCGGCGGTATGGGAAACGATTGCCGCAGACTTCAACGATCCAGGCACGATGGGCAACAAGTTGAACCTTGCTGCATCAGGCGGGGTTGACTACAATACACTTGCGCAAGCTGTGTGGACCTATGTGAGCCGCACGCTCACTGCAAGTTTGGACCCCACAGCCAATCAGATAGCTCAGGCTGTGCTGACTGCTGCGCAGACTACGCCCATCCACTCCGACATCCGCAAGGTCAACGACTACGTGGTTGCGGGCGAGGGCACCGAGGTTAACCCCTGGGGGCCAGTGTAGGTGGCTTCGGCTTGGGGCCTGTCGTGGGGCAAGTCCTGGGGTAGCTCTTGGGGGGCCGCTGCACCCCCACCTCCACCCATTCTGCAGGGTGGTGGAGGTGGTACGGCGCTGCGACACAGACGCAAGCGTTTAGAGTGGGAAGCGTGGAGAGTTCAAGAACGTGCTAGGCTGGAGAGCTTGCTGCGTGGTGATGACACCACCCCCGAGATCAGGCAGGTGGTGGCCGCTCTCTCTGCATCTGCAGAACCCCAGGCGCAACGCGTGGTGCGTAAGCTCACCACCTACCGTGGAGAATTTGATCAGCTTAGGAGCCTCCAGCGAGACATTGCCAAGCTAGAGCTAGATATTCAGCAGAGGCGCATTGCAGATGAAAATTATCAAGCCCTGCAACAGTCCGCTGCCGAACTCAAGGTAATTATAGAGGAAGATCAAGAATTTCTTATTGCCTACACTGAGCTCCAGCAACAGGAAGCTGAGCTCGTGTTTGCTGCCCTAGGGGGTGGCGGTGTCCGTCTGCTTTCGTGAGGTAGTGTGTGGATAATCAAGAATTGTTTGAGCGTGCTGGGTTTGGTAAAGAAGTTGAACTTTTTTGGGGTTCTGGTGTGGGCCAATACTTGCGCAACCGTGCGCAGGAGTGTTATAGTGAGGCCATCCAAAGCCTAAAGTCTGTAGACCCAACCGACACCCGCGCAGTGATGAAAGCTCAGAACGAAGCCCGTGTGGCTGAAATGTTTGAGCAGTGGCTTTCACAAGCTGTGTTGGACGGACTCAAGGCGCTTGAGCTTTTAGAAGGAGAAGAGTCAGATGAATGAAGACGAAGTCAATCAGTCTAGTGACGAACAAGACGTCATTGGGTCATCTAATGATGACCGTGTCGCTCGCCTGAACGCTATTGCTGATCAGACGGATGCTGGACGCGCTGATGAATTCGCCAACGTCAATGACGACGGCTCTACTGAGCCGTATGCTGTAGAGTCTGCGCAAGTAGAGACAGACGACACCACGGGCTCCGATGAGGAGCAGTCTCCTGGTGATGAGGCCACTGTCCCCACCAGCGCGGAGCCCAGGCGTTACCGCATTAAGGTCAATGGCAAAGAGCTCGAACTAACTGAAGCTCAGTTGATCGAACGTGCACAAAAGATTGAAGCTGCTGACGAGTACCTCCGTCAAGCAGCAGAAGCCCGCCGCAAGCTGGAGCAAATCGCCCGGCCTGAGGTTGATGAAGCTGAAATTCGGCGTCGTCAAGACGAAGAAGATCGAGCGCTTGTCCGCGCTATACAAGTGGGCACAGAAGAAGAGGCCACTGTCGCGTTGCGTAAGCTGCGCGAACAGACGAGTGCTCGTCCATCCCTCAGTAGGGACGACGTCTCCCGCACTATCGACGAACGCCTTGCCTTTAACCAAGCCATCGAAAAGTTCAGCTCCGAGTACACGGATGTTTGGTCTGACCCCATTCTGAAGAAGATTGCCCTTGACAGGGACGCACAACTTCTTAAGGAAGGTGACCAGCGCTCGTACTGGGAACGATACTCCACGATTGGCGAGGAAATTCGCACTTGGAAGCAATCTATCGCTCCGGCTCCTAAGCCAGCCGAGACAACGATGGCTACCAAGGCAGAGCGTAAGGCCTCAGCCCCCAAGGTTCCGACAGCGACGGCCTCCGTCAAGTCGAAGCCTGTGAAGGTTGAGGAAGATGATGTGGATGATTCCCCGAGTTCCGTGATTGCCTCCATGGCACAGCGGCGCGGGGGTCCTCAGTGGATGAGAAGCTAAAGGAGTAGAATCATGGCCGGACAAGTCTGGGCAGTCAACTCGCTGGGCGGCTTTATGTACAGCCGTCAGCTGAGTAACGTGCTGCGTATGGCGGTGCAACCGCTGGTGAAGTTCCGTCAGTTCGCTGACGTGCGCGACGCCTCGCAGCAAGGCAAGAAGAAGGGTGACATCTTTACGTGGGACGTCTTCTCTGACGTTGCTACGGCAGGCGGGAACTTGGTGGAAACCAACACCATGCCTGAAACCAACTTCACGATCACTCAGGGTACTCTGACGATCAGTGAGGCTGGCAACAGCGTGCCGTACTCGGGTAAGCTGGACAACCTGTCCAAGTTCCCCGTCATGGAGTTGATTCAGAAGGTGTTGAAGAACGATGCTGTCAAGTCGTTTGACCGGCTTGCTTGGTATCAGTTCAATCAGACGCCGCTGCGTGTTATCCCCACCGGGGGCACTGACACCGCCGCCATCAGCCTGTACACCAACGGCACGGTGACTGGGACTAACCAAATCGCGTTCAACAACAGCCATGCAAAGGCTATCGTTGACACGATGAAGGAGCGCAATATTCCCGCCTACATTGGCGACGACTACTACGCTCTGGCTTGGCCCACCACGCTGCGCACGTTCAAGAACAATCTTGAGACCATCCACCAGTACAGTGAGACTGGCTTCAAGCTGATCATGAACGGCGAGATCGGCCGCTACGAGAACGTTCGCTACGTCGAGCAGACCAACATCGTCAAGGGCAATAGTACCGACGGTCTGAATGGTACGCCCTGGACTGGTGGCGACAGCGACTGGATCTTCTTCTTCGGTAACGACACGGTGGCAGAAGCTATCGCAGTTCCTGAAGAAATGCGTGGCAAGATCCCCAGCGATTATGGTCGCAGCAAGGGTGTCGCTTGGTACTACCTGGGCGGCTTCGGTATTGTTCACACGCTGGCGTCTAACGCCCGCATTGTGAAGTGGGACTCTCAAGCCTAATAGGAGGACTACATCATGTCACAAGTTTCTGTTGCGTACGACCACCCGGCAAGCGTTGCTCGCATGTCGCATGGGTTTGGTCAAAACACGGCGGGTGCAAGTACGAACTTTGGCAAGTTCGTAGCCTTCACTAACATGAAGGTTTTTGCGGTTCAAGCAGCTTCGCTGACTGCGGGCACTAGCACGCAGACTGCGTGGAATGGTACCGGCACGCAAGTTGCGATTAACGCAGATCAGTTTAGTCTGATTCATGTGTTTGGTCGTAACGGCGCGGCGACCTCCACGGCGACGCACGGTCCGTTTGCGTTGTCGTTTGGCACGGGCACCGGAACCATGACTGCTGGCGTGTTTACCCGCATCCAGCTTTCTGGAACCGGCACCACGGGCAACGTGCAGGCTGGCACCAACACGGCAGAAGGCGGCATTGACGTCTTCGCTGGTGATACGGTGCACATCCTTCGCGGTACCGACGCCACGGCAATCAGCGCATTCGCCATCGAGTATGGCCTTGCGTACGATGCCAACCTCACCAAGCCCGCCTAAGTAGGAGAACTGAAATGGCAATGGAAAAGGAAATGGTCGGTTTCCAGACTTCTGGTTACATCGACAAGAAGGGCACGCCCGACGGCGAGATGACCAAGTTCAATGTCATGCCTCCGGGCTACGATATTAGCAATCAGCCCATGGCTGATATTCGCGACATGCGAATGGTCAAGCTGGTGGATGTGTCGTACCCCGGCGATGGGTACTGAGCACTCGGTGCGTTAGACTATAAAGGGGGCTGCGTGCCCCCTTTATTCCCATGGAGATTCAACAAATGCTGTTCCTTCAAGAGAAAAACAATCAGCTTACGGTGACTGGCCGCGCTGACGGAGGTGAGGCCTGGGCAGATGCTGCCAGCGCCCGCCGCACCCCCACTGACACCGCACAGTACTCGTACCAAGCGCCTCCTGACTGTATGTTTGAGCAGCCCGGTACCATCACAGAAATGGACATGGGCTACCGCAAGCTGCGCATGAATGGTCTGGAGGGCGTGGTGGTTGACATTGACCCCGGCCAACCGGAGTACATTGTTCCCCGTAACAACACGATGTCGAGGATGTAAAGTGAAGTTGGACAGGACTAAGCCTTTTGGAACTATTGTCGGGCACAAGGTAGCCAAGTTTGAGCAAAACGGGCTGCTGTTCAATGCTAGCGGAGAGCTTGTCGATCCTCCTAAGGTGGCTCCCGTCCAACCCGACTTAATTGTTGAGACTGATCAAGTAGATAGTGGGCGGCTCTTTCTTCTAAATATTTTGAAGGGAGGCCCACTGTCTAAGTCTGCCGTGTACAAGATTGCTGAAGAAAATAATCAGTCTTGGGATTCGGTCAACAAGGCCGCTGCCTTGCTGGGTGTGGTAAAGTTTTCATACAACAAGGCAACCATGTGGAAGTTGCCTGAGGAAGCTGGAGCTCTGTAACTATGGTTTGGTCTGCAAGTGCGCCGTACAAGGCCGAGTCTAGAAAGATAGTTTGGGAGGTTGCTCCCTACTTGCGGGGCCGTGGCCTAGACATTGGTGCAGGCGACTTTAAGGTGCTGCCCCACGCCATCAGTGTGGACAACATGCACCACGCGCAGTTCGGTTTTAGCGTGCGGCCAGACATTATGTGTGAGGACGCCACCAAGTTGGATATGTTTGCAAGCCAAAGCATGGATTTTGCATACAGCAGCCACACATTGGAGCACATTACAGACTACGCCTCAGCACTCAAAGAGTGGTTCCGCGTGGTCAAGCAGGGCGGGTACCTGATTTTGTACCTGCCCGATGAGGACGAGTATCCCAAAGTTGGAGAACCCGGTGCCAATCCTGACCACAAGTGGAACGTGAACTATGACCGTGTAGTTGACGCCATGCGCCTTGTTGGGTCGTGGGACTTGGTAGACTTCCAAAAGCGCAATGAAGACGATGAGTATAGTCTACTTTTCATATTCAAGAAGCTATGAAAAAGTCTGAAAAGCCAGTGTGGGAAGTGCCCCGCCGCAAAGACCTTGGTCCATCCAAGCCTTTGACCCCCGAGCAGAAAGCTAAGGCCAAGCGCACGGCCAAAGCAGCGGGTAGACCGTATCCCAATCTTGTCGACAACATGAATGCAGCAAAGGAGAAGAAGCGTGCCTAAGCAGCAGTATTGGATTGGTGAGGCCATTGAGCGCCCTGGCGCTTTGCGCAAGTCGCTTGGCATCAAGCGCGGCGAGAATATTCCTCAAGAGGAACTGGCTACCGCAGCCAAAAAGTCAGGAAAAATGGGCCAGCGTGCCCGTCTTGCTCAGACCCTTGACGTTATGAGGAAGAAGCGTGGCGGTTAAGAAGGCCGACATGGCGTGCAACAAGCCTCAACGCACGCCGGGGCACCCCACCAAGAGCCACGTGGTAAAGGCGTGCTGGGACGGCAAGGAGCGTGTTATTCGCTTTGGACAGCAGGGCGTTAGCGGCAGCCCAAAGAAAGAGGGCGAGTCTGAAGCCGAGCGCAAGCGACGTGAGTCATTCAAGGCGCGGCACGCTAAGAACATTGCCAAGGGTAAAGAGTCTCCAGCATATTGGGCAGATAAGGTGAAGTGGTGAGCAACAAATACACGCACAGATTCAGCTACAAGAACGACAAGCCTGCAAAGACTGCTTGTGTAGTGCGCTACGGCGCATTTGGTGACCTGATGCAAGCCAGCAGCGTGTGGGCTGGTCTTAAGAAAGAAGGATATCACGTCACGGTATTCTCCAGTTTGCCGGGAGCTGACGTCGTACTGCACGACCCCAATATTGACAACTTGGTACTGTTTGATAAGGACCAAGTGCCCAACGGCAATCTGATGGACTTCTGGAACTGGCATAAAAAGAAGTTTGACAAGTGGGTCAACCTCAGCGAATCAGTGGAGGGCACGCTGCTCGGTATGCAGGGCCGCACGGTGGCACTGTATCCACCCCAAGTTCGCCACAGCTTGATGAATAGAAACTACGTAGAGTTTCAGCACGCGATTGCAGAAATTCCGTATGTTCTGGACTCTCACTTCTACCCCACTCCTGATGAAGTTAAGTGGGCCAAGCGAGAGCGTACCAAGTTGGGTGACGGGCCGGTGGTGGTGTGGTCATTGGCGGGGAGCAGCGTACACAAAGTCTGGGCTGGCTTAGACAACGTGCTGGCTAGCATTCTTGTAGAGTTCCCCACTGCACGCATAGTGCTGACTGGTGGACATGACTGCGTGTTGCTGGAGGCTGGCTGGGAGAATGAGCAACGCATTCTCAAAAAGTCTGGTGTCTGGTCTATCCGGGAGACGCTCAGCTTCTGTCAAGAGGTTGATCTAGTTATTGGGCCTGAGACCGGAGTTATGAATGCCATGGCTTGCGAGCCAATGGCAAAGGTGGTGTTCTTGTCCCACAGCACGCACGAGAACCTGACACGTGACTGGGTCAACACCACTCCCCTATGGAGCGAAAATACTACGTGCGCAGGCCGGGGTGCCAACGCTGCCCCGGCATGCCATCTGCTGCACTACAACTGGACAGGTTGCACTCGCGATGAAGAAAGCGGCACTGCACAGTGCCAAAAGGACATCACTATTGGGCAAGCCTGGGGTGCCGTGTACAATGTGCTGCGTGACTGCGTAACGGCAAAACGAGAAGCGGCGTAACCCCATGGCGACTAGCGGCATCTACTCCTTTGGAGTCACAAAATATGAGATAGTGCGGCAAGCTATGCTGAATATCGGCAAGCTGGACCCCGCTGAGCAGCCCACCGCTAATGAAATGAGCGACTGCACACTCATGCTCAACATGATGTGCAAGCAGTGGATGGGGAAAACTGACTTTGCCCCAGGCCTCAAAGTGTGGACACGCAAGCGGGGGCATCTGCTGCTCAACAACAGTACAGGCACGTACACTATCGGTCCCAGTGTACAGGGCTGGACTAATGATCTTAGCAGCACCACAACCACTGCGTCGGCTGCGGCAGCCGCTACAGCGATTATTGTTGACAGCGCCACGGGCATTTCCACAGCAAGTACGATAGCTCTGTACCTGGACAGCGGTGCTCTACATTACTCTGGCGTGAGCAGCGTGGTAGGTACCACAGTCAACCTAACTGTTGCACTCCCCAGTAGCGCGGCCAGCGGCAACCCGGTATTTTTCTACAGCGTGGCGGCTCAAAATCCAAAAGATATTGAGACTGCCATTCTGCGCGACATCAATAATACGGATACTCCCCTAGATCTTATGACGGTACAGGACTATGACTATCTGCCCAACAAAGCAGATCCCCTGTACTCGGGCGACCCAACCGCCATTTACTTTGAGCGTGGGCTTGGCACTTCTAGAGTGTACACAGACGTCGGTAGTGCGGGAGACACGCGCAGCCATATCGTCATCACGTACCAAGAGCCAATCCAAGACATGATTGCAAACGCGGATAACCCATACTATCCGCAGGAGTGGTACTTGGCGCTGTGCTGGGGCCTGAGTGAGCAAATTGCCCCCATGTTCAAGGCTCAGTGGTCTCCTAAGATGGAGGGGCTGAAGAATACCGCGCTGTTGATTGCGCGGCAGGGCGACGCAGAGCGGTCTACAATGTACTTCCAACCTGGGGAAGACTAACGTGCGTACCATACCGCTGTTCGGTACTGGTATCCGCGCAATATCGGACATCGTAACCCGCCAACGGCGGGTGAACTGTCTTTACGATATTCGCAAAGACCAAGACCGCTCCGCCGTGGTGTTGCTGGGCACTCCTGGCAGTGTGGTATGGGCTACGCTGCCTAAGTCTCCCGTGCGGGGGTGGCACGTAATCGGCACCACCATGTATGTTGTGGCGGGTGACACGCTGTACTCGGTGACCACGGCGGGGGTGTACACAGCTCTAGCCGGTGGAATTTTTGGCGGTAGTGGACGCGTTGAAATTGCAGACAACAGCATCCAGCTAATCATCGTCACAGGTAGCACGGGCTACGTCTACACGGTGGCGTCCGGTACGCTTACCGCCATCACGTCCACGTTCTTCCCCGTTGGGGCATCGTCCGTAATTTTTCTCAACGGGCGCTTTGTCGTCAACAAGCCCGGTACGCGGGAGTTTTACGTCAGTGCGCTGTTGGATGGGTTGAACTGGACCTACCTTGGCTCGCTACCCATTACTGGCACCAAGGAAAATAGCAGTGACCTACTGGTGCGCGTAGGCAACTTGAACGGTGCGCTGGTGTTGTGGGGCCAGCAGTCCATTGAGTTTTGGCAGGATGTAGGTTCACTGCCCCTGCCCTATCAGCGCATCAACGGTGCCACGCAGAGCTGGGGTCTGGCTGCTGATCTTTCTACTGTTGAGGTGAGCAACACCTATGTCTTCCTCGGCTATGCGCCGGATGGTGGCCTCTCGGTAATTAGGTTGAACGGCTTTATTCCTGAGGAAATTAGCGACTCTGACCTAAACACGCTGTTCTCATCGTTTAGCCGTGTGGATGATGCGGTGGCGTTCACGTACAGTGTGTACGGACACCCCATCTATCAGATTACATTCCCCACAGAGAATAGGTCATTTGCCTACGATACAAGGACTGCCATTTGGCACGAAGCACAGACTGGCGTAACAGAGACAGCCCGTCACTTTGCGCAGTATGGGGTGACGTTCAATGGTCGCAACTACGTCACGGATGAAACAACAGGGCGTATCTACGAGCTGCGTACAGACACCTACACTGATAACGGCATCCCCATCAAGCGGCAGGTTGTCACACGCCACGTTCGTAATCAAGGGAATGAGTTTACAATCTCTGAACTTTTTCTTGACTTTGAGACTGGCGTTGGCCTTAATGGCACGGTACCTACCCCGGGCGTTGACCCGCAGGTGGTACTGCGCATCTCCCGCAACGGGGGACACGTTTTTGGCAATGAGCGCTGGGTGCCTCTGGGCAAGATCGGTGAGTTCAATACTCGTGTTATTCTGCGCAGGTTGGGCTCGGCACGGGACTTTGTTGTGGAAATAACGCTCACAGACCCAGTCAAGTTTGTACTGGCTTCCGGTAGTGTAGACATCGAGGGCGGAGATGATTAGCCCACCACCGCTACAGCTTCCCATAGCCACCCCACAGGGTGGATTAACTAACGCATGGCTTGCGTGGTTTGATCAGTTGCGGAATCTTGTAGCTGCTTCTGAGGGTCAGGAAGACATTGGTCCAAGCCCCATCAGTGCTCTAACATCTTTATCTGCTGCGCTGTTAGCTGCCCTGCAAGAGTTACAGACACTCCCCCGGCAAGAGTGTGATGTCTCTGCTGCCCTGCAAGAGTTACAGACACTCCCCCGGCAAGAGCTAGGTACGTTTTCTGCGCTGCAACAAGCTAACTTGCCATGGACGACATTCGATACAACACCTGAGCATGTTCCTACCGATACGGGCACAGCGGCATGGGCCGGTGGCACGACGCTGGGCATCCAGATGACGGCCAATGTGTTGCAGCGTGTTGGCGAGTCTGAATACGTTTACGTCAGGGCGTCTTCTGCCATCACCAAAGGGCAGTTGTGTTACCACACGGGCGCGGTGGGTGCGTCAGGAACCATCACTGCTGCGCCTACACCCCTTGGATTGGTTGACCCTAACCAGATCGTAGGCGTGGCCGCTGAGACGATTGCGTTGAACGGGTTTGGCCTCATACAGATTAGCGGCGTTTTGCGCGGGTTCAACACCACAGGCAGCAGCGTCGGCGAGACGTGGGCGGACGGAGATGCGCTGTACTACAACCCCGCGTTTGTTGGCAGAATGACAAAGGTCAAGCCGTCAGCACCCAACCAAAAGACTTATGTTGGCGAAGTCATCAACGCCGCCGTCGCAGGATCTGGGTCAATGGGCATTCGCATCGTTCCTGGCTCAGTCCTTGGCGGCACAGACAGCAACGTCGAGATTATCAGCGTTGCGGCTAACGATTTTCTCGTGTATGACGGAGTGGATGCGCGGTGGGAAAACACTGCGCCCACTGCCGCACGCGACGCGATGGGTTTGGGTACTGGCAATCCGACCAATGGCCAGATGCTGATTGGGAACGGAACTGACTTCACCACAGCCGCGTTGACAGCAGGCACCGGAATTGCAGTGACCAACGGCGTTGGGTCGGCGACAATCGCTACAAATTTGGCGGCTGGGTCAAACATCAGCATCACTGGCACCACGACGCAAACTATTGCGGTAACAGGTCTTGGAACAATGGCGTTTCAAAACACTGGCATCTCGGCCACTATTACCACCGCGAAGCTCACAGCCGGTGGTGCCGATGGCAGCATGACGTTTACCAACGGCATTCTTACGGCTCAAACACAGGCGACCTAATCATGACCGTCACCGTCAAAGTCCTGATCCCGGCCAAGATTGCCGAGAACACGCAGACCACGCAGTACACCGCCACGGGTGTAACGACGATCATCGACAAGTTTACCGCGACGAACTACAGCGCGTCAGCGGCCACGATCAGCGTTAACCTTGTCACCCCATCTGACACCGCAGGCAACCAAAACTTGATCACCAAGACCAAGACGCTCCAGGCTAGCGAGACTTACACATTCCCCGAGTTGGTGGGACATGTGCTTGCGCCCAGCGGGTTCATCTCTACAATCGCCGGTACGGCAACCGCCATCAACATCCGCGCTAGTGGACGTGAAGTATCCTAGTTGCGGACTGTGCCCGCCACGCGGTACACTGCACAGGTATGGAGCTGCACCCCCTTGAGCAACTTGGCTGCGAAGTAACACACCACTTTTCTAGTGGTGTGTACGCCAAGGAAATAACCATTCCCGCTGGGCGCATGCTCATTCAGCATCGCCATACGCACGACCACATGTCTATTCTCGCAAGCGGGCACGTGTTGGTCCAGCTTGGTGAAAGAAAGCGCGAGTATCACGCCCCAGCAGTGATCAACATTCCAGCGGGGCTCAGCCACTCTATCTCGTCAATTAAAGACAGCGTGTGGTACTGCATCCACCACACGGATGAAACTGACCCTGATAAGGTAGACGCACAACTGATTGTGGAGAACTGAAATGCCTATCTTTGCTGCTGTGCTAACTATTGGCGGTAGTCTCATAGCGGCAGACATGGCCGCTAGTGGGGCGGAGAATGCAGCCCAGACGCAAGCTGACGCTGCCACCCGCGCTGCAGAAATACAGGCCGCTCAGCGAGCCCCTTGGGTCGAGGCGGGTAAGACCGCTCTGCAACGCCTGCAAACCGGACTAGCCCCCGGTGGTGAGTTTAGAGCACAGTTCAGCATGGCTGATGCTATGAACGCCCCCGCTATGCAGACTGCCCTTGCTACAGGCAGGGAGGCTATTGAGCAGTCTGCCGCTAGCAGGGGTGGGCTGCTCAGCTCCAACACGCTGGCGGGGTTGACCGAGTACGGGCAGAAGGTTGGCGCTCAGTACCAGAACCAAGCATTCAACCAGTACCTTGCACAGCTTGAGGCTAACTTGAAGCCTATCCAGTCTCTTGCACAGGTCGGTCAGACTGAGGTGGGTCGGGTGGCCGATGTGTCCTCCAACGCGGCGCTGGCTGCGGGTGGTGCGCTGGCGGGCAGTCAAGTGGCGCAGGGCAACATCTACGGCAGTGCTGTGTCCAATCTGGGCAAGCAACTGGGCCAGATGGACGTATTGAGAAATCTTTTTGGTGGCGGTGGCGGAGTTGACTATTCCCTACCTACGCAGGGCGTTAGTTTGAGCAGCCCCGCATTGCCAGCAGGCGGTGGCGGCAGTTTTGATTTGTTGTCTGGCGGTGTGCCGACGCTGGGTATGGGCACGTCTGACATGCGGGCCAAGCGGGATGCTCGCCCTGTAGGTAAGACTTTTGAAGGTGATACAATCTACGCCTACCGCATGGTTAATGATGACGAGCCCCGCATGGGCGTTATGGCACAAGAGCTCGCACAGCGCAAGCCGCAAGCCGTGCAGCGCGGCCCCGCCGGGTACTTGATGGTCGACTACGACATGGTGGGGTGAGGTATGGCTGTAGACTTTTCTCTTATGCAGGGTGCGGCTGCTGTGCCTATGCGGGCACAGTTCACCCCCGTAAACGTCACCGGCGCTATTGAAGAGGCCTACTCCCTTGCCGGTACGATGGCTGACACGCAGACCAAGATGCGTGCTCAGCAGTCTGCGCAAAATGACCGTGCCGCTGTACAGAGTTACATCCGCTCTGGTGGTGATTTGTTCACCCCTCCGGGTATTGAACGTGCTCTGACGCAACTTAGGGGCCGCGTGAGCCCTGAGTACTTCACTCGTCTTGGCGAGCAAGCGCAGAAGCTAAAAACTGCTGATATGGATCTTCAAAAGAAGATCTCAGGCTTGCGTGAGGATGAACTGTCCGCCTACAGCGCGGGCATTGAGAGCGCAATGCCATTCCTCGATGCGTTGCAGCGCCAGTACGAGTCAGACCTTGAGGCCGGTGGTGCTGAGAGCGCACTTGCCAAATTTAATGACAACCGGGCCAAGCTGGTCGTCAATATGCAGGGGCGCATGGCAGGGCCCAACACACCCATGTTCAATGAACAGGTGGTACAGAGCCTACAGGCAGTGACGCCTGAGGTGTTGCCTGGAATCATTAGCGCCAGCAAGTACCAAACCACACAGATAAAGAATGCGCTGGAGGCTGCCCGCGCTAAGGCGGCTTCTACGGGCAAAACTGAGAATCTTATTGCCCCAGACGGTAAGGTGGTTGCCAACGTGCCGGGAGTTGGACTGGTTGACACCACCACGGGTAACCAGTACATCGGAAACCCCGCAGAGCTGAAGCCGATTGTCACCGCACGCGGTGCAGCCCCCACCACGGGCCGAGACTGGGAACAGTACACTGACCCGCAAGGCAACATCTACGAGACTAGCCGCTCCATGCGGCAGACCGTGCAGGTTAATAAGGACGGTACGCGCACCCCGGTGCCGTCCCTGCCCGCTGATGCATTTAAGGTAGGGAGCGTTGCGGCGGCGCGTGCACGTTCTGGACTTGATGAGGTGCCTGACCTCACATCTGACGAGAACGCCAAGCTGGCAGAGTACTCCCGCGTGTATGGGCGGCAGATTCCAGTACCTAGCTTCGGTACTGGGGCCGCTGCACGTAGGGACCGCGTGCTGTTCCTCCGCAACTTTGTGCAGGACATGGCCTCCCGTGGGGAGACAGCTACCTCCGCAGGCGTGCAAGCTTCCATGGCCCGTGCGGGTCAAGAGGCGCTGAAGCGCATCACCACGCAGGACGTTATTCTTTCCGCTGGTGAGAAGGAGTTGATCGGTATTCTTGACAAGATGGAGGCCGAACTTAAGAAAATTGGTGGGCCTGACTCTCCGCTTGTCCGCAGATACTGGAACCGCGCCGCTACTGAGATTGCGGGTGAACCCACTTTCTCTGGCATGAATGCGCTGTACACCGCGTTCATCGACGAGGCGGCACGCGTCACCAGCGGTGCCACGGGCGCTGCGGGCACTCCGGTAGCGTACAAGCAGCTTGCCGAGCGCATGCTGGACCCCAACACCAACCTCAGCCAGTTGCTCGCGTTCAAGCAGCCGTTTAAGGACATGATTGAGGCCCGCCAGCGTGGCGTGGAAGGGGCCAAGCAGCAGCTGATTACCAGCATCTCTCCACCCCCTAAGCGCGGTGAAGGCACCACGGTGCCCCCGGCCACGCAAGCGGGTAGGGACCAAGATCGCGCCACCATTCTTCGTCAAGAGTATGACGCTGCGCTCCAGCGCATGAACACGGCCACGGACCCCACCGCACGGAGCCGTGCAATGGCTGATGTGCGCTCCACGCGTGAGGAGTTGCGGCGCTTGGGTGTGGACGTACCCCCACCCGGTGAACCAGCAGCAGCGGCTCCCGCAGCTCCCGCAGCAGACCAGACTGGCGCAATCAGAGACGCGCTCCGTCGGGCTAACCGCACGTACGAGCCTGATAAATTTGACTACCGCATTGGCCCTGATGGTACGGTGCAACAGCGCAGAAAGGCACAGTGATGGCTACCGAAGCTACCTGGGAGACCGTACCGGACGCTCGTGTTGAGGGCTGGGAGCCCGTGCGTCCCCGCATGCGGCAGCCAAGTATCTACGCTCCACGGGAGGAATGGGCTCGCTACCGCGCTGCGCAAGCCAGTGGTGACGTTGTACCGGCCCCCACGGGGCAACTCCGTCCGCAGATTGCGCCCATGCCTGCGCCGATGGATGTTGTCAAGGGTACGGCAAAGGCTCTGGCCGGTGCTCTGCTGGAAACACCGGCCACCATGGTCACTGGTGCGGTGGCAACTCCGGTAGCGGGGGTGATGGGGCTTGGCCGCACGGCGTACGACATTGCTACTGGCAAACCCACCGAGCAAGCCCTGGCCCGTGGGGCTGAGGCTGTGGAGAGCGTGCAGCAAGCCATGACGTACCAGCCCCGTACACAGGCGGGGCAAGCGTTCACGGCCATGGCGTCAGCCCCGTTTGTTGCAGCAACTGAGGCTGCTGGTCAGGTTGGTGGTGCGGTTGGGGAACTGGTGGGCGGTGAGCAGGGCCGCATGGCGGGTGAAGTGGTTGGCAAAGCGACTCCTGAGGTTGCCCTTACCGCCGTGGGTGGAAGGCAAGCACTGCGTGCTCGGCCTGGACGCCCCACGGGCCCTGCGCAGTTCACGCAAGAGCAGGATGCTATTGCCGCTGCCCAGCAGTCGGGTTTCCGTGCTCTGCCTACTGAGTCCCGTGGTGGGGCGGTGAACGTAGCAGTTGAGTCCGTAGCCAAGCAAGCCCCACTGGTCAAGCGGTTGGTGCAGTACAACGAGGAGCGAGCCAGCCAACTCGTGCGGCAGGACCTCGGCTTGTCCCCCACCGGGCGGCTGGATGAGGACGTAGTTAAAGATCTCCGTAAGCAAGCAGGTTCGGTATACGAGCAACTGCGCTCCCTCCCTGATGTGATTAACGTCCGCGCTACGGACCCAGCCTGGGTCACCAAGGTACAGGATTTAGATGAACGTTTCCGCAGCATGAAAAATGCTATGCCCGAGATGTATGCTGCTGGTAAGCTAGAGCTCTTGCGCGGCTCTATGGGGAAGCTCAACACCCTGACCCCCAAGGAGATTGTAGACATCACCAAAAATTTCCGAGATATCGCCACCCGCACACTCAAGCGCACTGACGCACCCAGCGAGAGCATCGATGCCGCCTACGCCTTTAAGGAGGCGGCTAACATGATGGAAGATTTGCTGGAGACTCACCTTAGCCAGACCAACAGGCAAGGGGCGTTGGATAGGTTCCGTCGTGCACGGGAGCTCTATGCCAAGACTTACGTGGTTGAGGATACTACCAATCTAACTACCGGCAAGGTAGATCCTCAGGCGTTACGTCGCGCTATGGAAAAGGGAGAGCCACTCACCGGCAACATGCGCCGCGTGGCTGACGCTGCTGCCGCCATGCCCAGCGTGATGCGGAAGACTGAAGGACTCACCACCCCGGAGGGTATGGTCCTTAGCGACTGGGCCATGGGCGCAGGTATTCCGGCAGCACTCTTCAGCGGTCAACCCGGCATTGCGGCGGGGCTTGCTGCCGGTGCTGCTGCCCGCCCAGCGGTGCGCAGCATGGCCGCTGGTGAGCGCTACCAGCGCCTAATGGCACAACCTAGGGGTAGGGTACCTACAGCGCCCGTTGCGCCCGCCGTACCGGGTATGGTCACTATGGGGGTGGCAGCCCAGCCCCGCCGTGAGCGTGCTCCATTCCTCATGGGTGAGGAAACAGAATGAAGCTCCTGCTGCTCGACCAAGACGCCAAGGCGCTCAGCCTTGTGCTGCGTGCTGCACAGGCAGGACATACTGTGAAGTGGTACGCTCCAGATACTGAGGTGGGCAATGGCTTCCGTGGCTTTGAGCGGGTTGACAACTGGGTGGCCCACACCGGCTGGGCAGATCTAATCTTCAACTGTGGGTGTGATAAGTTTGAGCCCAAGCTGCGTCAACTAGTGCAGCGGGGCTACCCCGTGTGGAACACTCCGTGCTCCATGAAGTTTGAGGATTACGCCACCCTTACACCCGCTACGGAGCAGTTCACAACCGTTGATGCGCTGATCAAGCATCTATACGCCAAGCCTGCCCGCTACGTGCTGAAGGGCGAAGAGCTGGACACCTACGAGTCTCACTCTGCTGCTGATATGCTGGCGCATGTGCGCAGCATGCCCACGCCCGAGGGCAGTCTGCTTTTGCAAGACTACGTGGAAGGACTCCAGGCCACGGTGCTGCGCCACATGGGCCGCGATGGGTGGCTGGGCCCCGTGCAGGAAAGCCTCACCCACACGGGCATCAGCCGCTGGGTGGAGGACTCCCCCCTGTTTGACAACACGCTGGGCACGCTGACTGACTTATTGATGCAGCGCGGGCTCCGTGGCACGGCCATGGCTAAGTGCTGCATCAGCGCGGATGGGGAGGTCTTCGTCTTCAAGGTCAAGTGTCGCTGGGCTGTACAGAGCACCGCCCAGCCCACCAATGACCCCGTGCAGTGGGCGCTGGATGCGTTGTCTGCCAAGGACACTGCCACCTACCGCACTGAGGACATGGCGTACTACGTCAAGATCGAGGCTGAGGAGCCGGGCGCACCCGTGTACGGCATCACCCGTGGGGTGGCTGTGCACGCTCAGCCAATGATGGTGCAACTGCGCCGCATGCCGGACATGAACGCTGACGGCACCGCCATTGTAGAGCGTGACTTGTGGGTCAGTGCGGGTGAGTATCCACTTGCTGTGGATGGGTATGGCACCTCCGCCAAGCAGGCGATGCGCCGTGCCATGTCTACACTGGACAAGATTTATTCTGCTGAAGCTGAACCCGACATTGAAGACGAATACTTCTCTGGCCTGCGGGACAAGCTCAGTGCTGCGCAAAGCGCGGGATTTTTGACTGCATTGAAGTACGATTGAGGGGCTTGCAATGGCCGTGATGGACGAGCAACTAGATCCAGGCTATGAAACAGGCGAGGTACCTCGCCGCCCTGACTCTCCGCTGGACGCCCCGTGGCGTCCAAGTTACATGCAGCCCGTGGCACCCACTCCGCCGAGTGTGGTGCGTGCGCAGCCCACGCGTCCAGCCCCACCGGCCGAGATGCGTGAGTACCGCCCCACCACGCGGGAGCGTGACGTTGCCCGTGCACAGTCAGCACTAGAAGGGCTGGGCGTAGAGCGTGCTGGTGCCCGCCGCATGGTACAGACCGTGCTGGGTGGTCCACAAAGCAACCTGCCACTCGGCGCTGGGTTGCTTGATATACCCCTGTTGCCCGCACTGCCCTACTTTATGGAAGAAGGCTACCGCAGCACCGAGCGTGCTGCCGGTGCTTTTGAGCGGGGAGACTACGGCACCGCCGCGCTGGAGTACCTTGGTGCCGTGGCGCAGACAGTGCCTGGGGCGTTTGCTGCCCGTGAGGTTGCCCCTGGCGTAGCCAAGGCGTTGAAGAGTGCGGGGGTTGCCCTGGGGGAGTCAATGGCTGCAAATGCGGTCACGTCCCCCATGGCGCGTGGGCAGCGTGGCACGTTTTTGCCAGAGGCGTTTTTCACACCGCAGGAAAAAGCCAACATCAGCATCGCGCAGGAACTTGAGGCCAAGGGCACCTCTCCTGACGACGTACTGGTGCAGACCGGCTTGGTGCGTGACCTTGACGGCTCCTGGGCTGTAGAGCTTAGCGACGACAAGATGAAGTTTAAGGCTCTCGAGGCTGTCAAGGCCGCACGGGAGCCGATTGTGCAGCGCATTAGTGATATTGAAGTTGCCATGCAGGTCCGCGATATTTTGGACCGTGGCGGCAGCATGGGCAATGCAGCACGCACTATCCGCGTACAGACGGGGCAGGACCCATCCCCCAAGGCGCTGACGCTGGCGCAGCAACGTACAAACGAGCAACTAGAGGCCGCGCTGGAGAATGCCAACAATAGCTTGACTGCGCCCATCAAAGGCTTGAAGTACGCCGATGTAATTGAGCACCCAGAACTATTCCAGCGCATCCCCGAGCTGGCGGAGATGCAGGTTGACTTTGTCACGCAGGCTGACCTGGGCGGCAAGCGTACCGCAGGTCACTTTGACCCTAGCGCCCCTGGTATGGGAGCTATCCGTCTTAGTTCCAAATATCTCCGCCCAGGTGAGACCTACGGACGTGCCATTATGGGGCACGAAACGCAGCACGGCATTGACTATTTTGCGGGCAAGGACTACGGCATTGCGCCTGAGACGATTAAAGAAGCGGGCGATAGCTGGAACCTTCGGCTCGAGGGTGATAAGATAAACTTTGATGCGGATGCCACAGCTCTTCAAGCTCGTCGGCTAATGGATAAAACTCCGGGCATGACCCCCGAGCAAGCTCTTGATGAAGTAGTTGATAGGGCTAATTATTACGGAATAGCTGAAAATTTTGGAGCTGCCGGGAAATACAATCCCGAAAATGAAAGCACATTTGCGCAAGACGGAATGCTGCGGGACGCCACGCTTAGGATAATTAGAAATGTGCCGCTAGACCCACTTAAGCAACGTGTGGACGCAGCACAGGCTCGGCTTAGAGAAGCGTACCAAAAGGCCAGGATTGCCGAGCCAACCGAAGCTGGTCGTTACGAGCAGTACATGCGTAACCAAGGTGAGGCCCGCGCCCGCCTGACGCAAACCCGCATGGACCTCACGCCCGAGGAGCGGCGGGACATATTCCCGATGCGCGAAGGCATGATGGCGCTTGACCGCCCGCCCGAGGCATTGAAGACGATTGGTGAGTTGACTGGTGGACGCTACGGAACCAAACGGGTTGCCGCCCCGGCTGCCAGCATGGGCCCTGAGCGCTCACTGCGCGAGGTGCTGGAGGACGAGCCCTACACGCTCCGCACGCTGGAAAACCTGCCGGGTAAGCGCACGGTGATCCCCATGTCCGAAATCCGCGACCAAATGCGCCGCCCCGAGGTCACCAAGGCTGAGAAGGATGTGCTAGAGCGCGTGCTGTCTGGGCAGGAGGGGGACAGCATCTCCGCTGAGGACTTGGTAGCGGGCGTCCGCCGTGAGACTGAGCCATACGGGCTGGCACCTAAAGACGTTGACAGGTTTGCCGACTACGGACTTGAAAATATTGACCGCAACCTCACGCCATCTCAGTGGACGTTCGGCATGGGTGAGCCCAACGCGCAGAACGCACGTACCACTATCCACCGCAGCCCCACCCCCACGGCAACGAACAATCACTTCCGTGACCCGAATTACTTCGGACATACCAGGGCGTTTGAGGATGAGGTAGGCATCCCCCATGTGGTGGAGATCCAGTCCGATCTTGTGCAGAAAGCTGGCAAAGAACTGTCCGAAGAAGAGCGCACACGCTTGCAGAGCGCCTTTGATAATGTGATAGCTCAAGAGGCAGTTGTAATCCCTATACGACAGCTATATCCCTACACCGCCCAAGGCGAAGACATTACGTGGGCGAGCACTGCTGCAAAAGATATCATTAGTAAGCAAGAGCAGCTACTGCAAGCTAATCCAGATTTTGTTATGCTACTGGAAGATGGAATTAGTAGCAGGCTATCTACTGAAATTAGCAACGCTCTTGGCATTGGCGTGCAGTTTGGAAATGAGGGTGACTTACTCCGCTATATAGCCTCTATGCCCGACACACCACTCGGCGCTGGGGGGTTACCCCGCCCACCAAATGAGCAACACTTAGCTCTCAGTATTGCACTACATGAAGAACTTAGGGACATTAGCAACACACTGAGCCTACTTAGCAGCGAGCACAGCGCTAAGTTGGCGGAAGGTGCCGCAGCCACCGCGCAGCGCCCCATGTTCAAGAACTGGGAACGTCGCCTGATTCGCGAGGAGCTGAGCCGTGCCGCCACGCCGCAGCTTAACCCTGAGTACGAGAGCCTGCGCAACCGAGCAAAGTCTGCACTCAAGTATGCCAAGCAGATAGAAAACTCTTACGTCGAGCAGGGATTCAACCGCACCGATAGAATGATAGCTGCCGCTACCGCCCCGTTCAGAAAAGAAGCTGAGGACTTTGCGCAGCGGGCCCTTGAGGTTGAGCAGTACAAGCCTGTACCCCCAGTGGTCCGTTTTGCAGACGCTGACACCGTTGCCGCTGTGGAGGGGTGGCCCCGCAGGATAGAAGTAACCCCCGGAGAGGTTATGGCCCCTGAGCTAGCGGACAGACGCCTTGTGGGCAGTAGAGCAGGCACCGCCAATGACTGGACCTATACCGGCAACGTCCGCGTAGACGAGACTGGTATTTGGGAAGCCGAGCGCTACCCCATTGACGCTACGGGTAACCAGATTGGCGAACCAATTTGGAGCAACATGGGCACCGCTAACTTGACTGAGGATACCATCAACAAGCTGACCCGTGTGTCCGACAAGTTCGAGTACCCCGAGCACCAAGGCATCTACGATCGGTACAAGAAAGAGGTTGCCAACTACCTCAAGTCGCTCGGTGGCAAGCAGGTTAAGGACGACAAGGGCCACGGCTGGTGGGAAGTACCCATTGACCCCAAGAAGGCCAAGCGCACTCAACTATTCAGCATGGGTGGGGCGGTTGCGGCGGGCGGTGCTGTTACGTACAATGCTGACGAAGAGCAGTGATGGAGCCCTCTTTTATGACGGACGATGACTTCAAGCGCCTTGAGTCCAAGGTCGACAAGCTCACCGAGGCCGTAACCCGGCTTGTGCTGGTGGAGGAAAGACTCTCTAACCAGGGAGAGCGCATCGGCCGCGTTGAGCAGCGCGTGGCTGCCAATGAGGCTCACACACAGAAGTTGGACCGGCGCCTGGAGATGTGGGTCAATCGTGGCATCGGCGTCTGGGGTCTGGCGGTCACGCTGTTCGCGCTGCTGCAATACGGCACCAAACTGATTGGGAAGTGACCATGGCTTGGTCAGACGTACTGAAAGCGATCATCCCCATCGTGGTGGCCTGTATCGCATGGCTGCTGGGGCAAGTGAATTCTTTCTCTGAGCGTCTGACCAAAATCGAAGGCAACATGCCTGCGCTTATCACATCCACTGGCGTGCCCACAGACAGCCCTCTGTCCGCAGAGAAACGCGCCATTCTCAAAGAGCAGTTGATGAACCACATCAACGAGCTGCAGGTTAAGGTCAGGCTGCTTGAAGAGCGCGAACGTATCAAAGGAGCCAAGTGATGTTTGAATCGCTGATTGGTGGTCTGTTTGGCGGTTTGCTTCGCCTCGCGCCAGAGGTGTTTAAGCTCTTTGATAAGAAGAATGAACGGGCGCATGAGCTTCGCATGGTCGAAGCCGAGATGGAGTTTGCCAAGATCCGGGGTGAGATCGCCATGCGGCAGGTCGAAGCGCAGATGACGATGGCCGAGATGGACACGATGGCTCAGGCGTTCAAGGAGCAATCCGAGACCGCCAAGAATGCCGGCTGGTTTGTCTCTGCAATCTCAGCGCTGGTGCGCCCGATGGTCACTTACGCTTTCCTGGCTCTGTACGCCTCTGTGAAGATTGCTTCCTTCTTGATTGCCATAGACCAGAACGGCAACTGGAAAGAGGTCTTGGTCACGATGTGGGGCGCAGACGATCTTGCTGTCTTCAACATGATCATCTCCTTCTGGTTTGTCGGACGGGTGTATGAGCGGTCCAGCAAGTGAGGCGGTAGACATCGCCGCTGCTCTGTGCCGCCCTTTTGAAGGGCTGAGTCTTCAGCCGTACATCTGCCCAGCAGGGTATCCCACCATAGGCTACGGCACGGTCTGGAAGCCTGACGGCAGCAAAGTGACGATGGAGCACGCGCCGATCAGCAAGGAGACCGCTGAGGCGTGGCTGGTGCATGAGTTGAGGCACAACTACCTAGCAGGCGTTTTGCAGGCCTCTCCGGGCCTCCTGGCGCGTCCGCGAGCACTCGGCGCGATGACAGACTTCGCCTACAACCTCGGCGTGGCCAGATACCGGGCCAGCACGCTGCGCAAGCGCGTGGACGATGGTGACTGGGAAGACGCCAAGGCGCAACTGATGCTGTGGACACGCGGCGGAGGCCGAGTGCTACCGGGTTTGGTACGACGCCGCGCAGCCGAAGCTGCTTTGCTCTGACGGTCTTAGGTTGTGTAGAGCGCGGCCAGAGTACCCATGATGGCCACAACCGCGACGGCTAAAACTATCAGGGCTATGCCTTCTTCTTTCCAGAACTCGCGTCCATAGAAGTCGGGCTCTTCGTAGCCTAGTTCTGTACAAGGCTCGGCGGCCTGGGTGTGACGGCCCTGCTGGTCGCAGCCTTTGGGGATTCGAGAGGTCATCTTCCAATCTCCTTTAGCAGGCGTGGGCCTGCGGTGTAGAACAATATCTGCTTGGTGGCGCGGGTGGGGTTGGGCTTCTTCGCACAAGTAATCCAACCCTTAACCTCAGCGTACTTGAGCGTCTTGCGGACGTTGTTGGGGTCTACACTCCAGCGCAGTGCAATGTCTGGTGCGGTAAGTTCGCTACCTGGGTGAGTGGCAAAATACACGCAAACTGACGTCACTAGGCTCATGCGGCCACCCACACCGCTAGCACATGCCCATGCGACTTATCAGACGCCCCGTGGCTACGTTTTTGCGGGTGGGGTAGGGCTAGGGTAGCGGGGGCGGTACCACGTGGCCCAGGAGCCGTCTTTTGGTACACGGATACATTTGCCAACGCAGGGCACCATGTCACTTTCTTTATCTCCAAACATTAGGCTCTCGGCCAAGTCAATGTCAAAGTCACGGGCTGCGCGCTCAAACATGGCGGTTCCAGGCTTGCGGCAGGCGCAGCCAGCATCCGGCGTGTGGGGACAGTAGTACGTACCTGTGATGTACACCCCGTGCTGCCCGAGTAAATCCAGCATGCGGCGGTGCACCGCAGTGTACTGAGCCTTAGTTATCCGCCACCGACCAATGCCGCTTTGATTAGTGACTACGATTAGCAGGTATCCACAATCAATTAGATTGCGTAGAGCAGGCACCACCCCCGGCAGTATCTGTACTTGCGTGGGGTCATTCAAGTAGGGAACGTCCCGTATTAGGGTTCCGTCCCTGTCAAGAAACGCTGCTCGATTCTCCGCCACGGATGCGACGCTCAAGTATGGTGGTACTAATGTCTGGCACGCGAGGCAACACAGTCACCGCCACGCCCTTGCTGAGCAGCCACTGCCCCTCGGCGCTGTGAGCAACGTCACACTCGCTGTCCTTTACGTAGATGTCAGGTACAGTGCCCAGTGTACTCCAGTACTCAACGGGGTTAGGGCCGCTGAAGATGTGTACGTTCGCCACGCAGCGGAGAGCTTCCAGCACGCGGCGGCGGTAGGCTTCGGGCACTATGGGGCGGTGGTTGCCCTTCAGGGCGCGGACGCTTGCGTCACTGTTCATGAACACGGTGAGCGTGCCCAGTTTGGCCGCACGTTCAAGGAACATGACGTGCCCCGCGTGCAGCAGGTCAAAGCATCCATTGGTCCAAATACGGGCGTTCACTGCAAGGCCTCCTCAACCATCTGGCAAAGAATGTGTCCCACTAGAATGTGACACTCCTGTATGCGTGCGGTGTCTGTACTGTTGACGCACAAGGTGTGGTCAGCAAACCGCCACAGCACCCCCTCGTTGCGGCCCGTGAATGCCAGCACAGTCACACCCAGCGCCCCAGCAACCTCTGCCGCCTTGACTACGTTGGCGCTGTTGCCACTGGTGCTGAAGCACAGCAGCACATCCCCATCACAGGCCAGCGCATCTACCTGACGGGAGAACACTGACTCAAATCCGTAGTCGTTGCCCACAGCGGTGAGTATGGATGTGTCTGTAGTCAGCGCCACGGCGGCGTAGCCGCCCCGCTCCCGCTTAAAGCGGCCCACCAATTCTGCCGCAATGTGTTGACAATCCGCCGCGCTGCCACCGTTGCCACACAGGTAGATGGTACCACCCTGAGCAATACAATCCGCTAGTGTCTGCGCCATCGCGTTGATGGTGCTTTCCTGCTCCAGTAGAGCACTTACAGCTGAGTTGTGTTGTTCAATAATCTTGGCAAGCATTCTTCAATCTCCTCTCTAGTGATCACAGCCGTGCCTACGTGGCGCGTTGCAAGGGCACCGGCCACGCTACCACGCAAACAGGCGTCGTACAGTGGTAGTCCCTCTGCCAAACCCACCGCCAAGGCAGCCAAATAGCTATCACCGGCACCAGTTGGGTCAACACACTGTACGGGCAGGGGAGGAACATGCTGCGCATCGTCTCGGTAGTTGCAGCCAATAATTTCTGACCCAGCGCCACTCGCTGTTTTGATCAACTTGGCGAACCCATACTCCGTTGGTATTCTGTACTGCGACATGCCCACCGCCTCAACCTCAGCCGCATTGGCCTTGACGTAGGTGGCATTTTCATACTTACCCCAGTTGGAGCCCTTGGGGTCTACCAGTGTGATGCGCCCGTAGGCACACGCGTCAAGCATTGCGTCTACATACCGCAGAGCGCCCTTGCCATAGTCACTAAATACGATCACACCGTACTCGTAAAACAGGTCGTTGAGCGCGTCGTTCATGCGCTCAGCCTCTGGCTCGCTGAGTATGTGGTCCTCGTCAATGCGGGCACGCACCACATTGTTGACAAACAGGCGCGTCTTGGTAGTGGTGCGCTCCACCGGGCAGGACTGGTAGGCTAGGTCGCTACCAGTGAGAATATCGAGTAGGGATGTGCCCGCTACATCCTCCCCCACAGCGGTGAGTAGCTTAACGTCTCCGCCCATAGCCTTGATGTTCAAGGCTACGTTGGCAGCGCCTCCGGCGTAGCATTGCTCGTGGTCTACGTCGTAAATGGGGATGGGTGCCTCTGGGCTTATGCGCGTGACCTCGCAGTCAATGCGCACGTCCAGCATGCTGTCACCCACCACTAGAATCTTTTTTGACACTTTCGGCCTCCTGTGTGAGTTGCACCACCTCGCGGCGCAGGCGAGCAATGCGGCGAACGAGCATTTCTTCCATTGCGGCATAGTACTCTCGCTCTGCAACGGCTGTCAGCCGGTTACGCTCGGCCTCCTCCAGCGCGGCGGCTGCGATACGCAACGGACTTGGCTTGCGGAACGGGTTGAGTTCTATCATCTATCATCTCCACGGCAACGTGATTTTTGAGATTTGGGAATAGCCCCTTGGCGGCTGCCAGGGCATCGCGGCGGGAGGTGCCCTGCACCGTGCCCATACGGTCTGCTGCAACGTGCACACTCCCCTCAGGGGGGATGTGCCGCCGCATGTAGTACACCTGATATGTCTTCATCTAACACCCGGTTGGTTGTTGGGGTACCTGTATTGTGCGGGTGAGATGCCTCACCCGCCACAGGGTAAACCCCTATGTGTACGACGTTAGTCGCCTTGGTTAACGTAGCCCTGCCCAGTAGGGCACGCGCCGTGGGCTTGGTGGGCGTCCTCTAGCGTCGCAGCCCGTACCATAGTGCCGCAGTGCTTGCAGCGGTAGTGCTGGGTGAGGTCGCCGTAGTAGCCCTCGCACTGCCAGTCCTCATTGCTAAGGATCTCAGCAGCCTGCTGGCGGATGGGTAAGAACCCCGTGCCCAGTTCCTTGCTCTCTACAGCTTGGGGCGCATCATACTCTGTGGCAACTTCGATGTACTTTTGCAGAAAGTGCGCAGCCTTCTTCAAGTCCTCAAGCCGCTTGTCATGCGTGCGGTGCTTGTACTTCCAGCGCATCAGGTACTTGGTTACCTGATACTGGAAAGGATCCCACTGGTACATCACGGCCAAGTCCCAGTGCTGGAGCTTCTGCCCATGCGTGCGGTAGTGGTCTCCGCCCACTTGCTTCTCGTTTGCGTTCACTTGATTTCTCTCCTTTCACACCACTGTTGAAAACCCAACTTCCAATCACACTCTGGCACGTTGCGGATGTCGTAACTTTCGCCAGCCTTACGGGCTAGGTACGCGTCCCGCAGGGGTACGGCCACCTTATCCATGAAGAATGTATCCACGGCGCGGAAGCCGTTAACAACCCGCTCACAGTCGTCGAGGAAGTGTTGCCACGTTTCCTTGCCCGAGATGAGGGGTATTGCCACTGTGCGGCCACTCTCATAGTAATCAAAGCCCCCTACGGGCGGATACTTTAGAAAGTCCTTAACCTTGTCGTTGTCTGTGTAGGCGTGCCAGTTGTTGCTGAACTGCCTGTACACTCCCACGGGCACCCCCACGGCGTGAGCAATCACCTCCTGCAACACGCTCATGTGCACGGCGTTGGCTCCGTAGCAGCCCCACAAAATGTCGTTGCTGCGGCAGGTCACCGTCATGTTCAGCTTGCCGCCACGGCAGTCAAAATAGATGGCGGTGTTGCAGGGCCTATCGCGCCACTCACCTTCAAGATCAGCAGTGGGGTCCCACATCTGCAACACGGCTTGTCTGCTCTGCGGGTTGGTGCGCAGTGTGTTGATGATAACGGGCAGTTGGTCGTACTCACCGTCATTAAACCAGTTGCGCCAGCGTGCTCCATACGCCCCGTGGATGTAGCCGTCAGGCTCCGCGTAGGTGCTGATGTTGCTGCTGAATTGGCTTAGCCACTCTACGTCACTAAGCCCAGCCAGCATCCAAATAGATTCCATCAAGTGGAACACGTGGTTGGCGTCGCGCCGGGGGCTGAATAACACCCGCTCCGTGGGGCGCAGGTAGGTGGTCATCACCGGGGTGGGGGCAACCAGTACGGGTCCGTTACGGCTGGGCTCCTCCACGCCAGCCACGCTCAGGTAGTGCCATGCGGTGTCAAACGCACCGTTCACATTGGTCTCAGTTATGCTGTGAATCACTTCATCTTCTCCATCAAAAGAGTACGAATCTTGGGCTCAGGCTTCCAGTAGCTTGGTCCTTTCTCTACCTTTCCTGTCTCTTGGTTGATTATGGGGGTGCCATCAGCACCCAGCTTGGATGAGTTGCTGTCCATTATGATGTGCAACACTTCCTCAATCGGTAGCCCGTGGCGGCGGGCCTCACTGGTGCAGTACACAATCATGTCCCCCAGCCAGTCGGCAAGGTCAGCAACGTCTAGAGCGGAGTCGCCCTCGGCAACTTCCTCAAGCAACATGGCTTTGAACTGCCGCAGGCGCACGGGGCTAATCATCGTCGGTGTAGCGGGCGCAGGCAACCCGTACATGCGGTTAAAGTCATCAACGCGCTGAAAGAAGGGGGTCATATCTGTTCCTCACATGTCCGTTCATGTACTTGACCTTGCACCACTTGCTGAACTCGCACAAGCAGTTTTGGAAGTCTTGGTCACTAATGCGTGGCACCTCTGGCCGCACAAGTGGGTCAACCTCATGCCTGCAAGCACGCAGAGCGTGCCTGTATTCTCTAGGAGTTATTGACTGAATCTCATTCAGCATTGCCTCCTTGTTGAAGTACCAGCTCAACCCCCGCAGGCTACCCGGCCCAGGCGCTGACCATGTCCACCAATCAGGTGCGTCGTGCAGGGGGTGGCCGTGAGTATTCTTCATGTCAGCAACCACTTGCCCTGCTAGAAAACTGCCCAGCCCATCTACAACTTCTAAGCTAGCGGCAGCGTAGGACAGCCCACTGTAGTTAAGTTCTGCAGGGGTGCCGCCCACAACATGATCAAACACATAGTCCAACTTGTCCATGCTGCGCCCACACGTACTGATGGTGTACGCACTGGTGAACACCTTGTGTCCCTGGGCAACGCGCTTCTTCAGCGCATCTTTCATCTGCCAGGGGAAGTCACAGTACAGCAACTGCTCAAGGCTCTCAGGCAGGTTGATCATGCGGCCCACCACAAACCGCCAAGCGGGGTCGGTACCACGGTTCCAATACTTGCGGATCCAACGGGTTACCTTATCGTCTTCCCGGTGTACGTTGCAGAACCGCACAGTGTTGAACACAGGGTCCGTGCTCCAGGGTGGAGTGTCCTTTGCCTCCTTGGCGAGCTTGATGCGGTGGCGCTCATTTATCCAGTAGGCAAGCTCATGCGTTAGATGCAGCATGCTGTCTCGCTTTCTTCCAGTACACCACTACGTCGGTACGTGTGCCACCACCCCAAGCGGTCTTGGTTTCTTTCTCCACTACACTGACGTAGGGCTTGTGCAGCGCAGCAAGCAGATGCGCTGCCTCGGCCTGGAGCGCCATGGTGCGGTAGCTGGAGCAGCCACCGGGGGCGTCGCTACCCTCGGCTTGGTTGTTGCACCAGTTGTTGAGCACCAGCGTATCCTTGCCAGATTTAAGAATCTGCAAACTAACGTGGAAGTCTTCCATTACGGGCATGGGCGTAAACGTAATGTTGTGGGCGCGGAGGTAGTGCCTGTCATATCCCAGCACGCGCATGATGCGCGTGTTGAGCATCACTTGTTCCGTGTTACGGTTGCCACCCTCCCGTGGAGCGATGCCCACGTGGGGGTAGAGGTCTAACCTACCCTCAATTTGGTCTAGCATGCGGCGCAGTTCAGAAGGCACCAGGGCGCGGAACTTGGTGGGCTCGTCCACGCGGCGGGCAAAGAAGTGCAGGTCATCATCAAGCATGACGACAAAGCGCTCCTTCCAGATATCGTTGTGCATCAAGTAGTCCCGTGTAGGGGCTACGGTTTTGATGTGCGGCGGCAACACGTGCACGGGCCCGTCGTACCACGCGTACTGAGTGTGCTCACGGTGCTGCACAACTAGAACAGGCAGCACGCCCTCGGCTCTAAGAGCACGGAGGGTATGCTGCCTGTCTTGTTGTGGACGCCCGTATGTTGGAATAAGGACGTCCATGGCCATCAGTCGATGGTCTCTTCAACCGCTACGTCGTCAACGGAGGCAGGGGCTGCCTCAGCGGCGGCTTTGGCCTTCTTGCCACGGGGGGCCTTGGGCTCCTTAGGAGCCTTTTCTGCCTTGGGGGCACGCTCCTTCTTCAACACCAGCTTGGGGTCGTACCCCTCAATGGCGATAAAGCCGTGCGCTGCATCGTACACGAGGTTGGGAGTAGCGGCTTGGCCCACGGCGTCAAGGAACTGCTGTACCGTCATCCCGTCCACGTACTGTGCAAATACGTCGTGCGCCTTGCTGCCCGGACGCTTGGGGTTGCCCTCAACCTTGAGGCTAACAATGGCGTCCAGTGCCACGCCCTTCGGGCCACGTGCGCCGATGGGGGCACCCGGTGCGTTCTTGGGTGCAGCCGGTGCGTCTGCCGCTGCGGAGGTAGAAGTCTCAGCGGACTCCACTTGCTTCTTCTTAGCCATGTTGGCTTTTCCTTCTAAAACGAACGTTGGCACGGGGCGGCGTGTCCAACCACTTTGCTCTACCTTCCGCCCCAGGTAGTATGCTCGGTAAGCAGCAACGCTGTCACCGGCAATTTTGAATTCATCTGGCATAGCCTGCGGAGGCGGTGTCCAGTACGGGAGTGGGAACTGTTTGGGAGCAAAGTACGGCATCAATTCGATAACGTCTGAGCTCTTGTGATGGTGGTTGTATCGATACTCAAATTCTTTGCACAGCCATAGTCCGTGCGCGTACAGCCACCAAAAATTGTCAGCACTGTCGCCTGCCCACAGCACGCTGGGATGGTTTTTGTGCGTGGGGCGATACATTTCCTCAATCCAAGTGTCGTGTCGATGACACACTGAACTGAGGATTTGTGCCGTTTCGAGAATCATTTTGACCACATGCTTGTCGTGCATCATTTCGGCAGCGGTGCGCGGGTTGTGGTCTAAATAAAAGATGTTCATCGCAAACTAGTACCATTGAGAGTTAATTATGCCTTTTTGAGTTTCACAGGCAAATTGTATTTTCCAATTGAGAATGTTTCTCAATAGCCACAGCCTATTGGCGCTTCATACTCTTCAACAGTGTAAGGAAGTTGCTCTGCGTAGCGTCCTTATTGTTCAGTACACGGAGTACGCGCTCGTCCACGGTGTCCTTGGCGATGAGTCGGTGCACAATCACAGTGTCGGCTTGCTGGCCTTGACGCCAGATACGGTCAATGGTTTGGCTGTAGTCTTGCAAGTTCCACGTAAGGCCGAACATGATTACGTTGCGGCACTTGTTCTGCAAGCCGTCAATGCCAAGGCTAATGCTGGTGAACTGCCCCAGCCCCATCTGCACAAACCCGCCCGCAAATAGGCCGATGTGCTTGGCGTCCTGCGCGGCGTTGCCCCCGGTGAGCAGCACCGCGTTGGGGAAGGCTTTGCGCAGCTTGTCCAGGTCTGGCTTAAACTCGTACACCACCAGCACACTCTCCCCGCTGAGCTCCTCAACCAAGTCTTTGAGTGCGTCTATCTTAGCGTCGTGTAGGTCAGTCCAGGTGCCATCGCCCGCGTTGGTGAATAGGCACCCATTGGCTATCTGTCTGCACTTACTCGTAGCGACAGCCGCATTGGCAGCCACCACCAGCTCGGCATCTAGCGTAGCAAGCATGTGGGCCTCCATCTGGTCGTACTGCTTGCGGGCGGTGGGGGGTAGGTCAACCAGCACATCGTTGAAGATGAGCTCTGGCATGTCTAGGTTGCCCTCACGGTCAAGCACCAGGGTAAGGGGCTCTATTTTGCTGGCAATCTCCTCCATCGCCCACGCGTGCGGGGCTAGGTTGTAGCCCATGTAGTCAGTGGGGTAGAAGTACTTGGTCTTGTAGTGGGTGATAAAGCGCCCCAGCGCAGCGCCCTCGTCCAGCAGGTAGACCTGCCCAAACAGATCCATCAACCCATTGGGAGTGAACGTACCTGTGAGGATGTACCGGCGCTTGAAGTGCTGGATAAACTTACGTATCCTCTTGAACCGCTGCGTGCCCGTGTTTTTGAACTTGGTGGACTCGTCAACAATCAGCACATCAAAGTGCTGGCGCATCCAGACAAGGTTCTCTGGTGTGTCAAGCCACTCCAGCCCTTCGGGGTTTATGCAGTAGATGTCGGCGTCAAGGTCGTGCAGGTTGTCTAGGCGGTGCTTGCCGTGCAGCACCTTGACGCGTAGGTCAGCAAACTCGGCCCAATCATTCTTCTGCTTGGGCCAGACGTTGTACACCACCCGCAGAGGGGCTATCACCAGCGTGCGCTTGATCAAGCCCTTGCTCTTCAATATCTTGATTATCGCATAGCTGATAGTAGTCTTGCCCATGCCGGGTCGTAAAAGAAACCCAGCGCACGCCTGCGAGACTCCTAAGCGCACCGCTTGCTCTTGATAAGAGCGCGGCTTCCAAGAACGCAATTCCGTCGTCGACATTATCAATCACTCCTACAGGGCATCCCTGTTCTCGAAGTTCCGCAATACGTGCATGCTGTAGAGGCCGAGGCTTGCGCCCCGGCGCTTTGAACTCTATGAATGCCACACGCCCGCGAAACACAAATAGATCATCAGGATACCCCGCCGTACTGGCGGGGTTCATCTTCAGTGGCAGGACGCCCTTGGCGCGTGCCCAGCGTTTCACCTTCCCTTCTATGTAGCTTTCACGCACGGGTCAAGCACCAAATTGGCATGGCCCGCCTTGTGACTTGGCGTAGTCACAAAACCGGCAGTAGAAGCCAGGGCGCGGCGCACATATTTCGTCACGCTGCATGGTGCTAATACGGTCCTGCCAGAGGGCCTTCAGCTTGTCGTAGCCAGACTCGCTCGCCAGCACCACACGCTGCGGGGCGGCGGTGTCCTCCAAGTAGTAGGTGGTCACGCGCACCTCGTCCGCCAGCCACGCCCGCATGCCGAACATAGCGTAGAGCTTGCGTTGGTCACCGTGGGTGTCCTTGGGCTTGCCGCTCTTCCACTCGCCAATCTCCAGCACGCCCTTGACGTCTGCACCACTCTTGTTGTAGCGCACAGCGTCAAGCACCGCCACGCAGGCAGCGAACTTGCTCTGCGGCGAGCAGAGGTACCACTCGTGGTCAAAGGCCAGCTTCTTCTCGGTGTGACGGTCCCCGTTGGGGTGGTTGCGGTAAGCGTCCAGAATGGGGATGTACTTACGGTCAATGTCTGGGTGCAGCACGCTGGGGTCCGCACCTTTGATGTACTGCTCCACCGTGTCGTGCATCTGCAAGCCACGGGCGGCAGCAGGCCCCGGCGGACGGCGCGGCAGCTTCAACTTGCTCTGGAAGTTCCACTTCTGCGGGCACTGGTTGTACGCCTCCCACTGGCTGAAGCTCCAGCGGAATGCGGGCTTTACGTTCATCTGTGTATCGTCAGTCATCTTGGTACCCCTCAATGTCGCCCCAGTTAGGGCCGGTGTAGCCTTCGCTACGGAATGGAACGTCAAATCTGTCGGCGTTCATGGCTAGGCGCAGACGCCGCATGGCACCCGGCACATCATCCGCAGGGGCGGAGATGTTAACTTCGTCGTGTACAGCGGCCAGCAGCACATCGCCAGGGGCACGGTCACGCTCCCAGTCTATCATGCTTTGCTTGGTTTGGTCCGCCGCGCTGCCTTGGATGAGGTAGTTGAGCAGCTTGTAACTGAGATCCCTTGCGGGGTCAGGCTCACGGTAATACACTCGCCCACCCCAAGTGCGTATGAACTGTCCACGCTTGCCCCGGTTGCGCGTATCGTAACTGAGTTGTTGGATCTCCGGCAGAGCTGCATAGTAAGCGTCTCGTACGCGCTTGCCTTCGTCTTGATCAACTCCCAGGGCAACAGATAGGTTTGGCACTCCGCGTCCATACATAATTCCAAAGCCTGTGATCTTCACGTACTTGCGGGGCATGTCTATGCCCAGCAGCTCCTTAATCATCTTCTGCACGGCAACGTGAGGGTCTGTGGTTGGGTCAAGGCGGAAGGCGTCAAACAGCCTGCCCTCGGCAAAGTGGGCCATGATGCGCATCTCCTGCGCACTAAAGTCACGCTTGAGCCACACATGTCCCTCCTCGGGTAGGAGGTACCGCCGCATAATCATGGGGGCTGGCAGGTCGTCAGGTACCACAAGCCCCTCAAACTCGTTGGGTGGGTTCTGCAAGTTAGGCCCCCGGCAGGACATGCGGCCCGTCCGCGTGCCGGACATGTCACCGTCCGCGCCACGGTCACCACGCACTTGGTTCCACTGCGGGTGCACGCGGCCACCTTCACGCTCGGCCTGTGCAAGCCAGGGCTCGGCAAAGGTTCCCAGGCACGTAGCGAGCACCCCCCGGTAGGCAAGGTAAGCAAGCAGCGACGGGTCCTTAACCCTTCCGACCAAGTTCTTACGGCTAGTGCTACGCTTGCCCGTTGGGGTTAGCACCCACTGGGTGACCTGTCCTGTACGGTCCAAGGCGGCAGCAAGTTCAGCGTCACTGTCAATGTTAAAGTCGCCCAGCACGCTGTGGATGTACTGCTCTGCCTTCTGCTTGGCGGCGGTGTACGTGGCAATGTCTGCGGCAAGGCGCTCAGTGTCCAGGCGCACGCCACGCTCGCTGCTGGCAAACAGAATGGGCATCAACTTCTGCTCACGGCGGTAGGGCTCCAGCATGCCCGCTTGCAGAATGCGGGGGTACAGCGCGTCGTACAGGGCGCGGGTACGGTCAGTGTCGCCAATGGCGTAGGGCCCCACCAGACTGCCCGGTGCACGGGAGATGTAAGCGCCCCAGTCGCTCTTCTTAGAGCCGGGAATGTGGTTCAACACCCAGCGTTGAACCTCGTCACGTTCGTCAGGGGGCAGGCCCAAAATGCGCTCCGCACTTGGCTTGAGGCTGAACGTATTGGCATACGGATCCACTAGGAAGAGCAGGTACTGCGTGTCGTGCACAAGCAGGGGGTCGGGCTCCACGTAGTTGAACCAGCGTTTGAGCACGGCGGCTTCAAACGGCGCGTTGTGGGCGAGGTAGCCCTCGTTGTCCTTAGCCAGTGCGGTGAGCAGCGCAGCCCGCCCATCCTCAAACGTGCAGTTGTTGTCACTGCCATGGCCCCACGCATAGTAGCGTGATTCCTTCCCCTCTGGTTTGATTGACACGCCTACCGGGCGCGGCGGGTTGTAGATGGGGTTGCCATCTATCGCTTCGGTCTCAAAGTCGATGGTTAGAATTTTGCACTCCAAATAAAAAGCCCACCCCCGGCTGAACGCTTTGGCAACTGACTTTGCCAGGGGTGGGCGGAGCATGCTGCTGGTTACGAGCGGGCTAGTGGCTCAGGGAGGAGAAGCCTAGCCACGCTCACAGCTACCTCCAAAACGGTTAGAACTTCTTGGCCTTGGTGGGAGCCTTGGCGGGCGGAGTGTCGTCCACGTCGTCGGGGTCAGTGGTCTCGGCGTAGGGCTCCAGCGCCAGTTGCCGTGCGCCGTCCAGCCGGGTTTTGATGGCTTGCAGGTGGTCCAAGCTGGGCACCACGCGCATGGGGCGGAACTGTACCTTGAACTGCGATTTAGCATCGGGCGTAACGCTAATTTCAGCCACGGCGGCATACGTCGGCATGTTGGTGCTCGCAGTAAGCGAGTTTACGAAGCTGCTGTAGTTCTTCACGCTAGTGACAGGCAGGTCCATAATCGCCATCTCGGCAGTGCGCAGCGCGTCCGGCCCGGTGTCCATGGCATGCCCCGGCAACAGCACCAAGCGGCGCGTCTGCTTGCAGGCTTTGCCTCGGCCACCGTTGGGGTCGCTGCCCCACTCGTTATTGGCGCATCCGTTGCAGGCGCTGTGCGGCGGCTTGCTGACGTTAGCGTGCGGTGCCATGCCATCGTCACTCATGCTGAGTGCAAAGCAGCTTGGGTTGACGATGTTGTTGGGGTCGTACCGTCCGGCGTACCACACGTTGCGGAAGCTGGCGGTGAGCACAATAGCCTCCATCTTGTTACCGGGCACGGGTGCTCCGGCGTAGGACATAACCCCACTCTTCAAACTAATGCGGCCCACGGCGGGGCGCTCGGTAGCGGCGGCGGCTCGCGCCTCGTCAGCAAGGGCGGCGAGCACATCGTTTGGCAGGGCAAGGGCGCTGGCCTGGGTGGTAACAATCTCGTTGGTCGTAGCCATGTTAGGATCCTTTCACTTCAGACTTGGATAACTTGTACACCGGGAACTTTTCGACCCCCGGCACTTCTTCACCAGCGTCCCAGCGTTCTTTACACGCCTGGGTGCCGATGCGCTTGTGCAGCAGGCTAAAGTCGCCCGACTGCAGAATGTGCTTGTAGAACGCGTCCCAGTCCTTAACGGCAGGGACGTACTCCGGCACGGTGGGTATGGCAAGCCGCACCAGCTTGCCACCGATAGCTGTGAGTTGCTGCTCACGCATTTCCTTTATCAGGGTGGCCTCGGCTCGGGCCTCCTCGTCTTTCAAATCCTTGGCT